GCAAGGGCCGCGTATTCCTGCATGATGTTCAGAGTCACCGAGGGTGCTCGTGGGATAGTCGGAGCAACGGGATGCACGTCCACGAACTGCCGCCAAACAGGACGCGAGCGAAGCTGGTAACGGACAAACGTATCATACGCAGCCGCAACCAAGTTGGCCCACGTTGTAGTGGTGGTGAACACATCAACCATTTAAGGTTACCTCAGTTCTATTTGATAGCGGATTTGGAGGTAAGTAAATGGTGACGTTGGTTTGTAAGTTATTGCTTACTTTCCGAGACTTCCCGGTTGTAATTCAACGTCTGGCATAATACCGAGTTCAACCAATTGCCTGTAGCCCTCGCGTGTCTGTGGGGTGTTGGCCAGGAGATTGGCTAACTCATCAGGATTTCCTCGATACCCAGCAATTCCGACAGGCTGAACGCTCTCTTCAGTTGGACCCATCAATTCGGCGGCACGTCTAGCTGCCTCCCGAGTAGCTTGGTCAACCTTTTCTTCGCCCTGCTTGCCTTCATTACCTTCGCTTTCAGACTTAGAGCCGTCGCCTTCAGTCTTTGCAGCTACAGTAAAGAGTTCCTTATTGGCATCAAGCCATTTACTTACCGCTTCCTTAGAAACATCTTCATCGGCATAGAATGCCGCATATCTCGTATCAAGCTTCGCTTCCTTCAAAGCGTTTTCTAGTGTCTGCGTTCGGTTCTGCTTCTCGAACTGAGCGAGCGCTTTCTTTAGATTCTCAATTTCCTCGCCGCGAGCTTTATGCTCCTTGCGCAGATTCTTGATACCTTCCGGCTCTTCTACTGGATTGCCGAATTCATCAGTTTCGTTAGGCATTTCATACTCCCTTTGTTTGTCACTGTGGACGTGTATCGTCAGCCAAAGCCAACCGAGGGGGACGGTCAACTCGATCCGACTACCGGACTTACATCACTTGCCTAGGGCCGGTCGGTCTAGGCGAGGCTTTGAGATTCAATCTGGGCACGTTAGCCACCTACTTCAGACTGAACCTAGTAGCGGGAATGGGATTCGAACCCATGACTAAAGATTATGAGTCTTTCGTGATACCCCTTCACTATCCCGCATGTCATTTTATAAATAATTGCTTAGATTAGGAGCATTGGAAGATTCATTAGCTCCACCATGACCCTCAAACAAACCCTGTTCTGAACCCTGCAAGGTCTTGAGCTTTTCGATATCAGCACCTTGACCAAGTAACCTGGCATTCTCTTCCTCGGTCAGCCCAAACGTAGTTCCAAATCGCTGGGCGATAGACTGATCAGTTAACTGAGTACCGGCAATATCCTGGTAGGCCTTTTGTGCTTGAGCCAAACTGACACCTTGTTCTTGGAATTGCTGAGCACGTTGCTGAGATACGGTAATTCCTTGCTCCTGCGCTACTGTGCCAATACCAACTTGTGCTGCCTTATTCTGTAGGTCAATAGCAGAATAACGTTTAGGGTCAAGCATGTGAGCGACAGCATCACCCTGAGAGAGACCGAAATATCGTTCCCAAACTTCTCTTGCCTGCGGTGCGGCATTTAGATATTGCTCGGAAGCAATCTTAACTCGATCCTCTAGTTCGGTAGGGCTAACATCATTAGCAATGAACTGAGTGAAATCCGCATGTTGATCGTAGAATCCTTTTGGTAAACCATACGAACTAAGGATATTGTAATACTGCTCTTCTGCTGCGATATACTCAGCTGGTTTTAGTTGTGGTAAACCCTTTTTAGTTCTGAGTTCATTAGCCGCAAAGCGCTTTTTATATGCATCTGTTCCCGACAATGCTAATGCCAATGTGTCAGGCGCGGTGTCACCTGCGATAATAAGTTTCTTTAGATCGGCAACCAGTGTGCCTAGACCCCAATCTTTGAGCGTCCGAGCCATTAGGTCATAGACTGACTGTTGTGTCTTAGTCAACGCCATAATAAACCCCTAGATTTGCGAGAAGCCAAAGTCTTGGCCGATCTTCATTAGCGCCGTTGACATAGTATCCTTTGCATTCTGTGTATATTGCCAACGAGGATCTGCTCTAAGTTCTTCCTCGAATTTCCACATTGGCATTACTGTGGTACCCTTATCTGTAGTCGTACCCTGTAGCGCTCTATTAAGAGTTGCACTGTCTGTGCCTATAGTATTTGGATCAATCTCAAGTAATCTCCCCATAGATTGTCTGTAGGGATCGGCAATTTGATTAACTGTGAGACCCGAGTCAAGTTGTTTGACTAGGCCCGGATATTTTGCCTTAGCGTTATTAACAGTGAATTGTTTGAAACTATCTACCGACTGTTGACCGGAAAGAATTAGCTCAGTCCAGTTGTTTCGTGCCCAACGACTAAGATACATTCCATAGTCGCTGGCAATCTGATGAAGATTCTGGACTATGGTTGCTGCCTGACCAAAAATCTTACCACCATGACTTAGGTCAATTTTATAGAAGGCAGCCATATGCTGCTGTAGTGTTGGATCATCCCATACACCCAACATATATTGATTAGCAAGCTTTGAAGCCTGATCCCCAATTAAAGTAATTCCTAGTGAACTTGCAAGTTGATGCACATGCTCGGTTGCCTGTTTAAGATTAGATGCATAGGTTGCTGGATCACTAATTTTGAGAGCTAGGTTTTGCCGCAAAGCTTGTGAATGAGTTCTCCACCAATGTGATTGCTCAACATGTTGAATGAATTCATCACTGGTCCAATGACTACTCATTGCGCTATGGAGAAGATTTCTTAGTTCAGGCACTGAATTGACAAGACCACTTAAATCTCCGAGTGCTGCCTGATATTGAGCAGAAGTCATGTTAGTTCTACTGCCACTTCCAGAAGAACCGCTGACAGTGCCATAATTTGTTGAGGTTGTGCCACCCCCACCTGAAATCTTTCCTGAAGTGAAATACTGGTTAGCATAATTAATTCGTTGGCTACGAGTGGTACCAGCAGAGTTCTCAAATTTATGGTCAAAAATAGCAGCTGCATTACCAGCACTACCTGCATGGTTCAACTCATCAACAAGATGCCGACCTTCAAGTTCCTGCCGAAGCATTTCAAGCTGAACTCCGAGATTATTCTCTGTTCTGCCCATACTTGATGCTAGCCGTTGGAGAGTAACGCGCCGACTGCCTTCCCACTGAGCAATACCAATAGCACCTTCACGTTGATTGCCAGAATTAGGATCAAATCCAGATTCCATCATGAGATTACCCATAATGCCAGCAATGGCAACCTTATTAAAACCCATTTGTTGAAGGTAAGAAACGATTGTGCTAAAGTTACTCATTACACTGCTCCCGGCGTTGGATTCGTATTAGGCAGAGTGGATGCACCTGGCCCTAGAAGTTTATTCAGTAGAGCATTGTTGTAAGCCCGTGCCTGATGCGCCGAGGCTTCACCTTGATCCTCTTGGCCGATGAATGCAAATGCACCAGCACCGAGATCAGGTTGAGTTGCACTTGATGCTGTACTAAGCTGGGCTTCTCTCTGTTGAGACTGAAATGAACTAACGAACTTATTAATCTCTTCGGGAGTGGCTGCTCTACCTAGCATATCCTCCGCAGCACGGGTGGCATATGCAGCAATCTGTGCTGGGTCAGTTAGCTGAACCTGCGGTGGAGCAGCCCCCGGGCCTGCACCGCCCACTCCCCCTTGAGATTGATTAATACGTCCCTGCTTAGCCTGGTCAGCTAAAAACTCATTCCAAGTAATCGGAACTTCAGCACCAGTCGATGCTGCTACATAATTATCAAGTGCTCTTTTGAATGCATCCCGACTTGAATCATCAAGTAATCCCCAATGGACACTAGCCCTGGGGGAATCTCCATAGAAACCCGCATCATAAAGCTGGCCTTGAATCTGCATGTAAGCATTCTTATTAGAATGAGACATTGCTAAGAATGATTTATATAACCGTTCAGTATTTGTATAGTTACTCTTACTTTCTGTTTGAAGTTTGCCCCCGCCACCGTGCTCAGATTGTGGACCAGTTAGGATTTGTCCCGGAGTGATACCTATAAAGATAGGCGCTCCGTAAATGCCACCAAGTTGATCCTGATACCACTCCGGAGTTCCAGGAACAATGGGGGAAGAAGTAGCTTGTGTGGGCAAATCCTTATAACTTGGCAATCCTGTACCGCTAGACTGTGGCAAACTGTTATATCCGGTCGGGGTTGTCACGCCTGGAATAGAAGGACCAGAGGGGTCTCGAATAACCATTAACCTGGCCCCTCTCTAATTACGGTTACTGTTTCGAGGTTTGAATCAAGCTGCCGGAAAATACCCTTGTAAAGACCCTCAACCTCGGGGTGGGCCAATACGACATTAGCCATGTAATTAATAAATCTACTAGCAGCCTGAGAATGCATGGCCAAGGTTTGATCGTCTTGCCCCGGATAAGAATGGATGAAATTCTGATAATCATTGTAAGCTTGAATCATATTCGACACTACGGCCTTCGGCATAGACTTTGGAACTTCATTAGCATTCACCATGTTGGTCAATGACTTCAGCTTGTCCGCTGCGTCCAGCCGTAGTGTCTCAGCATTTGCACGCTTATCAGCCCAAATAGGATTCACGGAACTGAACCACTTTTTCCATTCTGTCCACTTGGCATCCAGAGTATTGGCTAGTTGCTGATTACCTTCAGCTAATGCGTTATTCTTGTCAACGTGGTACATATCTTGCATTGCGAAGTATTGATTATCAGCACCGGCCGAGCGGACATCTTTATAGAACTCTTCTGGAGTTTTACGAACTCTTAATCCCGATTCAAGTTGAGCTTGATAAGCCTGCATCGAGAAAGGATCACCTGTTGTGTTTGGTGGGATAAAATAAGCGCCAATTGAATGGTATTTCTTTAAAAAGCCTTGATGCTGCTGTACCCAATCAAGCGAAGCCGTTGTAGCTGGCAGGGAGGCTTTGTTTGCAGCGGCATATGACTTGGGTACCGTGTATGCAATCGCGTCTGGATGAAGTGCTAACCAAATTTGCTGTGCTCTACCAAGGTCACCTCCAACATCGTCGATGATTTCCTTGTACTCAGCATCGAGATACTTCGCGCCTGTTACCGCATAAGGATAATCGGCGGGATGAACCCCTTGCTGAACATTAGATGGATTAGCAAACAAAAATGGAGCAAAGATCGCCCGAATGAACAGAGCAGATTTTGTACCATCTTTAACACGAGAAAGAAACTTGTCCTGTTCATCCGAAGTCGCATCTGCCTTTGGCATTAAACCAGCAGCAGCCAGATTGGCAATGGTTCCCATCATAGCAGAACTTAGAAGAGAGTTGCGATCATCCTCTGCCATTTGGAAAAACCCCCGCAAAAGCGTTGGTGTCAAAGTTCCCTTAATGCCTTGAGTAGCATACTGGCCATTCATAGTTGTGTTAATCTCATCCCAAATAGCATGTGAATCAGGAAACATCTGAGTCACCTTTGTCATCGGGATTGTAATTACCGGTGACATAGAGAACTGGAATGGATTAGATGAGCCGGGAATAATCTGTGTAACCTTACCAGTAATATCCGCAGTTGGATACATCGCAACATCTTTGAAAGCTGGCACATTAGACATTAGCTCTTGTAGCGCACTCATCATTGCACCGGAACCAGGAAATGTGAACATCTTTTGTCCATTCTGGTCTGTGTAGACCATCCCGGAATGTACAGCACCTTCCCATGCTAACATCATTCGTCTAGCGGCAGCAGGATTCTGATAGAATGTCGTGCCCCAACGACGAACCATAGTTGTTGTTGCACGAGAGAAAGCAAAGAAATTTCGCCCGATGATATCCATTTGAGATTTAAGCTGAGGGTCATCTACCATAAGAGCCACGCGCTCCCAAGCACGTTGAGTTGCAATACCCTTGACAGCAGTATCAGCAGCTTCTTCGCCAAGCTGCTCAGCTATCTGCTTTTGGAAGCTCTTTAGAGCAATCTTCTCATCAATATAAGCAGCACCAAATAATGGTGCAGTAGTAGTTCGTTGGATAGGACGTTCAACTGCCCATTGATAGAATTTACCTTCCTGCTGTGCAATACCACCAAAGAAACCCAATATACCATTAGCGGGTTTACCAACAAACACAGGAGCTAGAGCGGCAGTAGGACGATTATCGTCCTCTACATTATCCATCAACCAACGAGCATCAGGAGCCTTACCGTGATCTAAAATATAGTTTTCAACTAAAGTAAGCGTGTCTCCATTGCGACTCTGAAGCATATACCTCATATCGTCAATTTGCTGTTGGGCTAATTTCCGTTTACCCGATTCGATCTGCTCTTTAGTCTTAGCTAATGTCCCGTCGGTCTCTCCATCTTTCCAGTAATACTTCCCCCAGGGACTAAGATTAAGCAAGTCACGGTTTTCAGGAGCTTCTATTGCTTTAATTACGTTGTTTAAAGCTTCGGGATCGTCCGGATTTCTAAGTGCCATAATAATTGCCTTGGAGACATTAGGAGATTTGTTGACTGCTACCGCCATTGCAGTGGCATAACGATCTGCACCTTCGACCCCATCGGTTGGCTGAAGTCGGAAACCTTCTCTGATTTTTCCATGCTTGCTCCAACGTACATCTTTTGCTGTATCAAACTGCAAAATTGCTGGATTAAGACCTTCCCGTGCAATTTCTCCTGAACCATTTGAGCCGAGTGGATCAATCTCCGCTCTCATATGCTCAACAGTATAATTAGCTGTAAAGTCAGGCAATACATCAGGGAAATCCTTAAGAGCAATTAACTTCTCTTCCTCAGTCATATTGCGAATCAAAGTATGGCGGTAGAATTCGCCGACTTTAGCAGTGGGGAAGAAACTACCCATCGCATTACCGAACTTAGTTCGACCCAGAACATTACCTTGGAGCATTCTATGTTCAACCATAAATGCTTTAGATTTTAGTCCCTTTAGACCCATGCCCTTGATTGTTGCGTTAAGCCAGGACTCAATAGCAGCGCGAATAGCAGTAGTCGGTCGAGCCAGTGCTCCTAGCCGCCAAAGAGCCCCAAACATATCTGCGTATTGGTTTCCAATAAAATGACCAAGAGTACCAGAAATCAAACCAATATGTGCGGCATGGTGTTGCATTTCACCAAAACCCATAACACGATAATTCGTGCGCATGTGTCCAAGGTGCACGCCGAATTCCTGGCCATTAATCGTTAGTTTATTGCCGGTATGAATATATACCTGTTCGGGAGTCTTGGCTGCTGTCAACATCTTTCGACCCTCTTCTGTACGGGTCATGCCAGATGCATTGCCAAGCTGGTCAATCAAGCTTTGAATTAGTGTCTCCCTGGTCCCTCCATCACCCAAGGCATATTGAGCGCTCAATAAAGCCGAGTCGCCCTTGGTTAAATACGTCCTTCCCATACGATTCATAACATCCAAACCACTGGCATCCATTAGATTAATAGTTGTGGTTCGGGGAAGGAAATTAGCGAACCGCGCTGCTGCTAACCTAGCCCGTGCAGCGATTGCGGCCGGATGGGCTATTCCAATAGTCCTACCAGCAAGTGTAGTTGGAATGGTTGGAGTACCATAACGCCTAATGTTGATTTTTGCCAGACCGCGTTCAGTGCCGGTGAGAGCACGATTCTGTGAAGGTAGACCTTCGCTTGCCGTTTTCTCAGACATTGAAATCTGAGCACCGGTATGAATGTCAAAAGCATCATCTGCTTCTGGTAGGATCTTTTTAAGGTCTTTCAGTCCAATCAGTGTCTTGAACTTAACTGGATCAGCATTCTTTAAAGCTTGCAGACGATCGGTGATCTTTTCTCCACGCCGAAGATCCCGACCGATTTGCCATGAGGCAATGCTACCTCGTAGTGCTCGTAGTCCGTATTGACTGACCGCACCGGGCATAAGCGTTGTCTCAACAGCATTGCGACCAATAGAAAGACGCATTAAGCCATTTTTGGAGATAATATAATCAGCTAATTTATCATAGGTGTCAAGGGGCTTACCAGGACCGATAACGAATGGAAGCTCTCCCTTTTCGACTGCTCTATACATAGGACGACCAACAAAACGAGAAGCTTCCTTCTGGATATTCTCTTGAACAATTCGTCTAGCATCAAGATAGGACAACCCCTCACGTGCGGCACTTAGATCCTTGGCTGTTTCATCAATCGAACCACCATAGTCTTTACCAAGAACATGAGCAAAAGCAGTCTCTTCAGTATGTACCTGAATAGCACTTCTGCCCATAATGTCAGGCAAAAGCTTCGCTAGCGCTGGATTAGCTGCATTCGCTTGACCATAAAGCTGTCCTATTCTCACGGTATCCTCAGCAGCTTCAGCCTTAAGCAGTTCGGGGCCAAAATGCTCTGCAAACTGCTTCACTGAATTCTGTGCCTTAAGTCGTGCATTAAGAATAGGAATACGTGAGGTTGTGGATCTGTCAAGGACTCTGGCTAGATCATTCATGTCAGTAAGATCATGAATAGCTAGTTGTGCTTTATGAAGATTGCTTAAACCGCCAACAGCAAGAACAGTCGGGTCGAGAGCAAATGAGGCTGCTACATCAAACCCTACAGCAGACCACTCATACAACGCAGGATGTTTTACTGGATCAATTCCCAACGTATTAGTGATACTGTTCCCAATCGTAGCCCTCTCGCTATTGACGCGAGCAACCAAATCATGGAATTGCTGTGACTCGCCGATTGTCTGTAGCGTCCGTGCAGCACCTGCTGGATCATCTTTGTACTTGGGGTCATTGAGAATGTCTTGTCGCCACTGCTTAGGGTCTCGGGTGAATTTTTCAGCCTGGGAGATAGCCTCCGAACCGTCCCAACCGAACATTCCTGCATTCTTAGTATTCCAATCTTCAGCAATTGCAGTTGTGTCTCCATGAGAATGACCCGTAGCCCGAAATGCAATCATACTGAACGGGTTGTGTGAGTCATAACCAGCATCTTCGGCTTCTGCTTGCTGTCTTGCAAATCTTTGAACTTCCGAACCAACGTCTGTCGGTGGGCCGCCAGAAGTAACGACATTCCAGCCCTTATTTACAATACCGCCGACATCACCAATAACACCAGTAGCCGGATTATGAAAGACATCATGGAACGCTCTACCAAAACTCCAACCCTTGTGATGATGCTCTTCAGTGGCCTTATCATCCACTTGTAATATTCCATTTTGCACAACTACATTACCTTGAGCATCGCGCTTAATAGTAGCACCAGAAGTAGACTCTAGATGCTTTGCATAATCATTAAGTGCATCTTTCTGAGTATAGAGCACTGAATCAAATGGCACTCCCATAGCGCGAAGTGCATATTGCTCTGGTAGAGAAAGAGCGATCTTGGTTCCACCGCCATATTGACCATTGCCTTGAGAGGCTAAAGATACCGAACGCTCTGCTCTCAGTCCAATAAGGAAAGTGTCAATAGCCTGAGATTGCTGAACTGTGGCATTACCGTTAACCAATGCTTGCACAAGACCTGGATTTGAGACAAGTTCAGTAGTGCCAGCAAGAACTTGACTCATTTTGTCTGCTGCTGCGGATTCCTGAGCGAGCGGGAAGTAACCAAGCTCACCAGGAACAGGTGTCTTAGCCATTAAACTCCTCGCTTCTGAGCCGCTGCATAGAGTGCAGCTAGCGCACCACTGGTATCAGTGGCAGACATATTAGCAAGCATTCTTGTCATAGCTCCTGTAGCTGGTTGAGCAGGTTGCCCACCGGGCAATGTTAGAGCATCTGTACCAGGCCCGGGGCCAATATCAGTTCCGCTGGTGACTGGTTCATCAGGGCGTTTAGAAGGACCAGCAAATTCGCCAGGACTAAATGGCTGTTGTGGTTGTTCTCCTGGATTTGGTCCACCAGTTTCCATTCCTGGCATTGGTGGCAATGGTTCCTGTCCTGCCATTGGAGCAGTTTGTTGATCTGCATGTTGTTGGCCAGCATCGCCATAAGGCTGACCGGTTACAGTTGAGATCGTTTGTTTAGGACCAGTGTCAGTGCGTTTAGAGAATGCACCAGGACCACTAGAACCCGGTGGTGCGGGTTTAGTTGGCTTCCTGTAGCCACCGTGTTCGGCCATAACACATCCTTTAGAGTAACTTTCTAGTAAAGTTTAGAGTAGATTTAATGCTTGAATTTCTTTGCATTCAAAGCAAATTGAGCCCGTTTACGAGTGGTCGGGTTCTTTGACTTGGCTAGTTTTTGCAATGTTGCAGCTGGAATCTTTTTCCCTTGAGCTACGCCAGCAGTCTTGTGTAACTTGCCTTTATTGGCAGGATTAATATGAATGGGATTCTTACCGGTCGCCACTGGTATCACCCGATTTACCGCCACTAGCAAAACTGGTAACCCTATCAGGGTTTAATGGAGCTTCTGCTCCATCACTGGCGCCAGTATTCTTCTTCAGCTTACCAGTTTCATCTGGTCGATTCTCTAATGGAGTCTCTCGCTTACTGAGTGATCCCTGTTGATGCGGACCCCATGAATTCAAACCTGGCATTTAGCTCACCCTTTCTAATTTTTAATTAGAGGGGCCTTCCATTGAGTATACTAAATGGAAAGCTTCTCCATTGTATTGTCATTTGGAATAGCGTAATCACATTTAGTACAGATGAAAACACCATTAAATTCCGTTAGTCCGCAATTACACCAACGACACTTATCTTCCTTTGTTAATTTTCGTCTACCATTATCATGCTTGCCTGGCATCTTTTTCTTAAACATTACGGTGCCCCTGTTGGCAAGTGCTGCTGCATAGTAGCTTCCATAACCGGCGTCGAACTGCCACCACCAGTACCCCGGAATCCACTGATTAGAGACTCAATAGAGGGTCTACCGCCCGGAGGCATCCCTGCTTGACCGGGTGCGACTCCCTGTGGGAGAGCGTTTTGTAGGCCACCAGGACCACCGGGAGCACCGGCAGCCTGTTCTTGAGCTTGTTGTGCTGCTTCGGCAGCCTTCTGGGCTTGGTCTGCCGCCATTTTCTTATAAGCATCCTCAATTGCATCCTCTATAGATTGACCATTCTCCATATTATGAATTGCATCTACACCAAGGGTAATAATAGAAAGCGCATCGCCTCCTTGGCTGGCAATCTGCCCAGACGACTGAATCAAAGCAAAGAGTCCTTGCTTTAGAGCCTCTCGTGCTCCCTCTGTATTGACCGCAATTGACTCTTGTTCTGAGTCAATGTCAAACGGCAGGTTGGTTACTGCTGTTTTCTTAGCAATAAGACCGGCGCCAGCAAGTTGGAGGGAGCTAACAATAGCCTGGGCAGGCTTTAAACCAGTCATAAAACCATAAGTTACCGTGGTGTCCCAGCGATCTTTGAAGTCTCTTGGGTAGTACGTGAATTCAAAACTGCCTGATACGGTATTTCCACGTACCAACTGCTCATCATTGGGCCACCAGACCTGATCCATTTCAAAGCAGATGCTAGTAATGTACTCTAGCGCCTGTTGAAAGATCATTTGTGCTCCGCGAATCTGTGAATCAAACGTTCCCAGAAGAGCTTCCACGCCTTTACCAGTGATAACAGAAGCGCTAGACTCACCAGTTCGTGCATCAGGATACCGTGCAGAAAGACGAAGCTCATTATCAAGAACATTAGTCTCAGCGAATATTGCCGTAGGAAGTTCGAGTGAAACTCTATGAATGTCTTTAGCTTGTTTGGACTGGATTGTGGCATCCGGTCCGATTGGGAGTTCATCTACATCGTCAGGTAGAGCAATAGGAGCTTCCACAGCCTTTGCGGCTGCTTTGAGAGATAAGATACCCATGATTGCTCGGGATACTTGGACCCAAACCACGTCATCATATTGTCCTCTCGGATTACGTCTACCGAATCCTGGCCTTTCAACGATCCTAACAGGATGTCTACTGAGCATATGAGGGTACTGAGTCAGTACCAGACCTCCACGCTCTGGCAGAAATAATGTCACGTTAGTTTTGTCTATCCATTTTGCCACATCGAGGTTAACATGACCCTCTTCAGTGCCTCTTGAATCATCTTTCTCTCGTATACGCCACGCCACTTCAGGAAACTCTGCACACAGTTCATCCACGCTTCGCTTTTCCACATGGACGTAATTAAGGGTATCTCCTTCTCTGTCCAATTCATAGTAGGTGTGTAGCGATTCATCATAATCAATGCAAGGGTACTTGTCATCCAGGTCTGGATAGACGTACATTGCCACAAATCCGGCAGTAGCGTATTGGTCAGCAATGCTATACATCTTAGTCTGAAGCTTTGAATGGAGCCAGTAGTTTGCGCCAACATGGTTCTTCTTCTGTGCTCGTTCCCTGTCGGTGTTGGTTGTCATCTTTCCACTAGTGCATCTGATTGATGGAAGTGGTGCAATACCTTCTACTAGATCATGAGCTACGTTATCAATGAAGTTAGCAGCAGGGGTACCAACGAATTCATCGTCCCAAGATAGTTCAGCAGGAAATAAGTCACGAATTCGACCCTCTCTGACAGTGTTAATGATCTCAATTTTGCTTGTTCGAGTAGCAAAACGGGCACGCAAACGATATAGATGATCCACTCGGGCATCATAACTGGCAGTGAGAGCCGGTTCAGCATCAATTGCCATTAGTTAACTCCTAGTGTCCATCAATCTAGCTTTTGCGTTCTGTTTCGCTTCTCGGATGTCTCTCAGGTTGATTACCCCCCGAAGGGCTTTTCTACCTTGGGTGGTGAATGGGGATTGTTCGTGTGTCACCTTGTTCTTACCTCGGTTGATGACGCGTTTAAATGCAATCTCACAAAACCAGAGCGCCATTACAAGGTCTGTTTTCTCACTACGGGTCATTCCCGTAGGTTCCCAGGTTATTAATTGATTCACCAGAGCACTTACCCAAGCATTCTGCCTTGGGGTAGGAAGTTCAATCATTGCTTTATCGGGGGTTTTCTTCCAGATTGCGTTGGGTCGGTTTTCGGGCGGCTCTCCGCAGGTGAGGAATAGCTGGGCCATAGCCTGGATACCGAAGTCCGAGTCATACTTCTCGACGTTCGTGTTGTGTGGGGTGATCTTGACGCCCCTACCCCTGAGCCAATCCTCGATCTCGGGGATCTGCGTGATAAATCTCTGAGCGGCATTTCTCTCAATCACCCACTCTTGAATGTGATATAGACTGGTTAGTCTCTGTAGCTCAGCAATTAGATGCTGAGCGTGCATATTAGGACGATTTATACCGTCGAGAATGTAGCGTTTTCCTGTATCTCTGTCGAGTCCAGCAATTACCATCGCCGTATTGCCGACTGTGGCAGGATCAAGACCCCCGACAACATACAACCCATTCATTCCCTGTTCTCTGTGTCCTGGGACACCTATAGTCAGAGGGCCGGGGAATCTAATGGTGTTTATAGAAGCTTCCACTGCCCGAGAAGGGAATGCTGCATTTTCCGCAACGTCTTGCTGCTGAAAGACCAAGGCCCAATGGGCTTCATCATTACGCCTGGCTCTAGAGAGTCGTTCAGCAGTGAACCATTCAGGCCAAAGGCTAACCCAATTCTCGATTTTTCCATCACCCTCTGAGAGCAGCGCCGGTTGTGAAAAGTAGGTGAAGACTTTATTTCCTTCCCAATCTTCAAGCTCCCTGATAGTTTTGTAGAGATCAATACTTGCCACCCTGGTTCCGAGTAGACAGAGTAGCCCACCTCCATCGAGACGACTCTCAACTTCCTGCACCAGCCATTTCTGTTGTTTCACATATTCATTGACGTTAGCAAGGGTAATTGCATCATCCATGATGATGATATCTGACCTGGTGCCGTAAATACGGCCACCAATTCCTAAAGCCTGTAGAGTAGGGGAGTGCGAACCATCATCTTTCCCCTGAACCCTGATCTTAGTCTGACTCCAACTATTGTCAGGATCTCTCCACCCACCTACAGGAGCAAATCGCAGGTGCATATCTCTATAAAGGTCACTAGTAAGTCTGAATTTCACAGCAGAGAGAATATCGGTCGCAAGACCGAGATCCTTACAGATCACTACTATCTTCACATTAGGGTTTTTGTGAATTTGGTAGGTGATCCAATTGATTGTGATGGTTCTGGTCTTGGCGAAGCCAGGAGGACAGTTGATAATGACTCTCCCGGCTGGGAGGTCATGGTAGTTCACTGGTTCGTACTTCAGTGGTGTTGGGTCATAGCGCAGCGCATCTAGCATTTGACGGGGTGGTTTGCCTTCTAGCACATCTATCATTCGTTCTTGATGAACGAACAATGGTTCTTTTAGGAAATCTCTACAAAATACGTCAAATGGAGGAAGAGGGGGTCTACCTGTTTTCTTTTCCTGCTCCCTAGCTGCCCTGATTTCGTCAACTGCCCTACGAAATTCAGGATCAGTTTCTCTCCATTTCCGGTAGGCTTCCACTGACCGCTGTACCTTAGAGAGCGCTTCCTCTACCTTATAACCTTCAGAGATATAGCCCAGGACCCTGTCCTGTGCCTCTTTCTTCGGAATGGTTTTCTTGGAGTAAGCGGTTTTAACGCCAGTGGTGGTCATTAGAGTTAGAGGTCCCCTTAGATAGTGTGTACCGGCCGTTACCACGGCCGGTGTGCCTTCGGTTCAGGCCCCCTCATGGGGCCTTGCCCTGCTGGCCCTTCGTTCAGTGGGGTTTCACCCCGCTGGCCTCTGTGCCAGACGGCACTTATAATATTGCGCTCCATTTCATGGAGCTTATATTATAATACTGGTATGTTTTGCCTAGGCAAAACGGACATTGATCTTCGTTTGTGACGAAGATCATAGAAAATAGTTTGTATATAGTATAGTTTATGTTGTTATTAGTAGTTTGGTTTTTGGTTGTTATAAGCATCGCAGGATGCGATGCAAAGACCATTACCGAGTGACTTCGATCCGAAGCACTCGGCATATTACGCTGCATCCGAGCAGCGTATTAGTGTCTCAGTCATGTAATTCCTTCGACACTAACCCTCATTCGGCAATCTCAAAGATTGCCTACTTCACGAACTCTGTGGTTTCACTCATTCACATGGTAATGTTCATTCGTTCATCTTACGAGTTACAGTAGTTACCCGTTTTCCGAAATATTAAAGGGTGACTACTGTATACTCTTGCCCACCTCCCGGTTAAAACCGGGGGTCAAGAGTTTGTCTATCTTTCATGTATGAAAGATATTGTATGTAGGAATCATTTATCCTCAATAAATGATTCAGTATGTGGCCAGGGGCCAGTGGGTGTTTGTCTATATGTATAGTATGAATGTATTCATAGTATATATGTATGCATTGTACGCATGTATGAAAGGTTCGAACATATGTTCGAACGTGGTGCGCTAGCACAATGGTGAGCAGATGATAACTAACCCCATTGTGCCGCTTACTTCTATAGAACTAATAGACAAACATCCTACGTACGTACGCACGCGTACGTAGTGCGCACACACACGATCCTTACCTCCACACTGACCGCAATTGTCGTTAGTTCTGTGTTGGATTTCGATTAAGATTGCATAACTTTCCTTGACAAACGATCATGACATGAGAGACGTTGGCCTAGCACCACTCCGACCAGAACACCACATCACAGAGAGGCAAGATCATGAACGAGACCACACGCAAGTGCCCGTGGGATGCAAGCGCGCAATGGGCGCCTGGCGAGCCGATCGTCGTTGTCACCGATGCCGGCGACGCTTTCGTAATCGAGACCAGTGAGGACGAGTCATGACCCGCAAGCGTCCACTCATCAATGAGTCCACCCGTTCGCTACAAGCACGCTGGACAGCGCTTACGTTCCCCGAGCACACACGACGCGCCCGCAAGGGCACGGTCCTCCCAAACATGCTCCCGTTGATCGTTGCGGAGCTTAAGGCGAGGGGGCAGCTACCGCAGTAGCTTTGTAGAGATATGGCCCGACTTCGGTCGGGCCTTTCCTTTGCCCGGAAAGTGGATGGTTACTCTCCGGTTCGGGTCTGCCAGCTGGTCTAGGGCCAGGCATAATAGGACACAAGGGCACGTTGGATCATGAAATCCTTAACACCGATCACACGACACGCAATCCTATACAGGCACCTATGCAATGGACAGGGATTTGTCTAGACAACTTCCGGAGGTAGCCTCCGTTTTTACACAAACCTCACAACCGGAGTCCTGACTTGTCCGGACAAACTAGGTCAGTTTGGTAACGATTTGGTAACGACTGGAGCTTTTGATCTTGAAACAGCGCAGTGTTCGGGGTGCAACACCACGGCCCGACGAAAGCCGGACGCCGAA